ACTATCTTTTTCATGAGTTACACCACATTCCCATCCAGTTCCATGTATTATAGGAAATTCTTTTTTATTTAGTAAACTTAATCCTTGGTTTTTAAGTTGACTTAAAGTGTAATGAGTCCCCTCTACACTCCCTACATAATAAAAATCTAAATGATACTCACTTAAAAATGTTTGAAAATTATCCTGATTAAATTGTAATCTAACTATTTCTCCGTTTAATGTGTCGGTAGCACCTATTTCCGCAAGAGTGAATATTGGGTCGTAAGTTCCATCTGGTTGTAGTGCTTCATCTGAATATATTGTCATAAAAGTTGGTGTGTTTCCACTTTTAATTTTGGGATATGTAAACGAAACCCCTTCTCTAAAATTTTTCCAACTTAAAGATATAAACTCATCGGACCATGTTTCAGGACGATATGAAGATCTACGTTTTCCCTTTGAATAAAATCTAGGTTGATTAGATCCAATTAAAAAAGAATCTTCAACCAGAAATCTATCTATATCAACACTTTTTCCATAGTTATGAGGTAAAACTCCATGTTCTTGCGAATCATCGAAAAATGTTTGATTAGTTTCACTATCGAATATAGAACTATCAATGGATAATCTAAATTCAATTGAAATTTCATCTGTATTAAATATATCCTCATCGGAAACAAGTTGCAAATATTGATCACCTTCACTAAAACTTATACCGTAGTCAAAAACATCTAATCTATATTTTGAGTTTTCTTCTTCTGAATCTGTTGAGTAATTTATACCACCAAATTCACGGACATTAAATAGATAATCCGGAACACCATAACATTTTAATAATCCACGAATTGATGCTTCTGTTCCCGATGTTTTAAGTAAATAAGGTAAATTATTTAAAAGTCTTCTCCAAACATTGTTTCTATTATTTTCTAATAGTTTATTCACAGATAGGTTATCTAACTTCTTACCAAAGAAATTTACACCAAGTGAATTCATTACAAACCACACCATATTATTTGGTATTCCTTGGTTTGGGTTATTTCTTATATTTGACATATCAGTCATTGATTTTATATAAATCAAAATGGTATCAAACATTTCACCAAGCATACTTATGAATGATACGAAATCTTCATTTTCTTCATATCTAGTAAGAAATTCAGGTATATTATTCTTCAACCACTCATCATTGCTTTTATCGTATAATTCTGCTTGTCGTGCTTTTGATTTATACCAAGCATATCCATCTGATTTCATAAATACATTTATGTCATCAGAAATTAATTGTGGTGGTTCTGTTGGCTCGTTTTCTATAAATTTTTCATCTAAAAATACTTTATTAAAATTTGAACTTTGGTTTTCAAATCCAATATTATTATCTTCATTCGCAGTAAATCCTGAAGATAGATTTGTGTTGTTTGAATAAATGTGAAAGCCCAATGTTTCATTAAAAAGTTTCCACTTAAATACAATTGGGTCCCAAATAATTTTCCAACTATAATCAAGTTCGTTTAAAAAAACTTTATCCAAGTCATATTTTACTGAAAGATGAATCTTGTAGATACCATTTGCTCCAATTACACCGTTTTTAAATCCAGAAATGTTAAGTAGTGTATCTCTAGGCCAAGCATTTTCATCATTTTCAAAATATAAAAACTTTTCATATGAATTGAAGTTTTTGATTTCATCTGTAATTTTATCTTCTAAATTTTTTATATCTTGGTTTCTAATTATTTGTATACTATCCTCCCCTTTTACCGAGTCAACTATACCATTTTCCATTTCCCTTGTTAAATTTATAATATCTTTATTTTTCTCTAATATCTTAAATTTTATTTTAGAAATCTTAGTAAGTTTTAAAACAAAATTATCAATTCTTTTTCGTGCAGATGAAAAGTGTACAAAGTTTTTAAAGTCAGAATAATCTACATTTAAATTATCAATTTCTTTTGATGTAGTCTTAAAAAAATCAGTAGCAGATTGTAAATCCTCATCTTTAAGTAATGGGTTTTTACCAGAAAGTGAGTATTCGTGTGTAGATTCACGGGTGGATTTTTTGTAGTTAAGAATAGGACCTCTAAGTTTATTAGTTTGTCTTTGGATAGGTGTAACTAAATTTATATCTCCTACTATATCATCAGCATAGCAATCTTTTGAAATATAAAATTTTAAATCTAAGTCTACCCATGCAGGAAGAGGTTCAATAAATTTTAATAAAATAAAATTATTTGTATTATCAGGTTTCGTTTCATCAACAGAATTTTTATATTTTAAAAAAGGTACAGATAAACCATTTCCAAAATTAGCAATATTTGATAGGTATTTATCAAAACGATTATAAAAAACAAGATTTAGAGCATCCAAATCAAACTTTTGGATTAGCATATATTTAAAGAATAGTTTTTCTCTTTCATACGAACCGGATAAAAAATAAGGATATTTTGATATAAAATAATCTACGGAATTTACATACTCTGAATAGAACCTTTCTTTACTAAACACGTCATTTATTTGTGAGAATATCAATGAATTGTAAAATACTTTTATATTTGTGTATAAACCATCAAGTTCTTTTAATATCTGAAGTTCATTGAAATTAGTATTTTTTTTAATAAGATTTATATAAAAATCATAGTCAGATGTTTTATTTTTAATGTTTTCGGATTTAATTTCCGAAATAAAATCTTCTTTTTTTAGAAAAGAATCAATGTTATTAAAAACATGAGCAACCAATACATTCTTTTGTAAAAAGTTAGTATATTCAAAATTAAATGCAACTGAATCTGGTGATGAAGAATCTTTCAATGCAGATGGAATTGCTTTTAATTCTGTTCTGTCATTTGATATTTCCTCTATTATTAGTTTTGTAGAATTTTCATATGAACCAACAATATCGTTTCTGAAAGAAATTTTATATTTAAATGACCCGTCAGTTATTCCTAAATCCAATAACTCACTTCTTGGTGAAATTATCAATCCACCTTGTTTTGTTTTTGGATATAATGAATCAAGTGTTGATATTCTTTTTCTGGTAGTATTTCCCTCGTAATCTGTATACTCAATATCAGTTGAAGAGTAAACGGGTGTTTGTTCTATTGTTTTCCAACCTACAAGATCACCTTCGTTAGAATAAGCCGAAAACTCTATAACATCCTTTGTGTTAATTCCAAATTTTGAATAATCATAACTCTTACCATCGGAAATTTTTTTAAAAATCTCAGGAGAGATAAGATTTCCACGTATAAAAGAATTATCAGTTTTTGGGATATATGTATGTTTAAAAAAATTACTCATAACCAGTTTTTACTTTTTTTATGGTTCTTTTACATATGGAGACGGATTAAAATTATCTGCATTTTCATTTGTTTTGCGTTCAAATGGAAATGCATCACTAAAGTCTGACTCGTCATTTCCCTCTTTGTTTTTAATTCTCATATCAATTATTAATTTCTTTGTAGCTAGATAATTTTGCTCTGCCTCTTCCTGAATTTTAATATTTTTTTGAGATTCAAGTTCAAGAATTTTAGTCAATTCATCTAATTGATTTTCAAGTATATTTTCCATTTGGTTTTGATTTTCGAGTAAATCATTTACAGATTGTTCATCTATTTCCAGATCAGATTCAGTATCAATTATTTCGTCTTTAAAATAATTAAATTCAGTATCATAGAATTGTTCTACAAGACCTTCCGAAATACTCTTCTTGTATTGAGTAACTGCTATAAAGCAATTTTCTACAGTAACTTCATTTGTATTAATTGATATATTACTACCACCGAAGGTTTCTTTATTATCAAAAAAATCTGATAGTTTATCTTGGTCGATATCGAATTTTTTTATATAACTTGGTAATTCCGCACTCATTTATTTTACCTACTAATTGTAAATCTACGAGAGTCATTGAATATTTGCTCTGTATTTTTGGTTTTTAATTTCGTTAAAAACTTATAGTATCTACCCTGTTTTAAGCACCCAAAGTCAACATTAAAAAAATGTCCATTGTTGTCACAACTTATTTTACTAAACTCGGAAAAATCGAAAACTATTTCATCTGTTTCGGCATCTCTTATCGAATAATATAATTCTAATTTTGTGTATAATTTATTTTCAGGACTAAAGTGATTTATGAATTTTTTTTGAGGATATTCTTCACGAACAAGAACATTAATTCTACTTTTTTCGTGTAGAGAGTAATCTTGTTTTATGTTTTGAATTGTTGGAATGATATTATCACTTTGTATATTAAATAATTTACTACTTTTTTTATTAGTAGAGTCTTGGGTGTCTTTTGATCCCGAGTCAAGTGATCCCGAGTCAAGTGATCCCGAGTCAAGTGATCCCGAGTCAAGTGATCCCGAATTTATGTTTTCTGTGTTTTCATCCTCGTTGTTTTCATTTACATCAAATATATAATCAAACACACCAACCTCAAGATAAGGTCCATATATAGTATTTGTATCATTTGAAAAAAACTTTAGATTTCCAAATCTTCCAAGTGTGTCGTCTTTAAATTTTAAAATAAGACCATTATTTTCTAAATTATTTGAAGTCCATAACTTTACTATATCAGAAATATCAACTCTTATATCTTTATTGCTATCTGTAAGTAAAACTTCTCTGCTTAATGATTTCTTATATTCTCCTATTTGTATTTGTGAATACCAGTTGCCTCCACCATCTTCTATTTCTGAATGTGTGTCTTTCCATGGTTCTCCGTTGCTATTTCTGTGTGACCAGGTTGCTCCCTTGTAGTTGAATTCAGTATCAGAAAATCTTCCTTTACCAGGTGTCCAACCTACTGCTAATGGAAATATTTCAATAATTATAGATTCATCTAATTCTACCTTTTCTGTTATTTTTAAATTCAAAAAGAACTTGCAACTTTCATTTTTAAATTTATCCAACTCTGTTTGATCGAATTCAATCAAAATTCTAGCAATGTCTAAAGAATTATTAGAATTATATAAACTAGATAATTCAAGTATTTCATCTGCACCGGAATTTAATAAGTCATACTTACTATATAATGTGCAGTCTTTCGTCGGATATAAAAATTTTATCATTAAACTACCCTCCCTATAATATCTTTTTCTGGATATTTTAATTCAAAAATTGAAGGGTCCATTGAAGGATATATAGTTTTTCCAACCGTTGCAGAACCTATGTCATATTCATTTTCTGAATAATTTCCGTCCTCGGTTGTTAAATTTACTACCTCAACTGATATCACAGATCTGACTCCGTCTACATCTGATAATTTTAATTCAATTTCTCCAATTTCTAATGGCTCCATTATTGAAATTTTATCAATATTAAATAAAGATGAAATTTCGGAAATACATTTTAATAAAACTTCTTTTTTGTTAAAATTATGAAATACAGAAATCTCGAAGTTTACTCCAAAATTAATAATAAATGCACTTGTTATGTTTATTCCATCTGTTAGCATTCTGTATTTAGAAAGATAAGATTTTAGATTTCTTAAAACAAGTTCGTTTGGATTTACGAGTTTCTTGGACTTGTTATATGACAATACATATAGATTGATGGAATAAGGATTATTTAGTTCACCATAAACAGTATTAATTCCGAGTGGATTTTGCTTAGTTCGTTCATCGAGAGAACTTTTAAACATACTTAATTGTGATTGTGTATCTAATATTCCATCTTTTGAAACATAAGCCTTTGCTATGCTTCCGAACTTAGCTGGCATTGAAAGTGTTCGTATTACATAATCATCACGGGTTACTGCTCTATGTTGGGCAGAAAATGAAGCAAGTCCGTTCAGTCTAATTTCTTCATCAGTTTCTTGTGATTTACCTCCAGTTGCGGGCAGTGGATTATTAACATTAATACTTGTTTTAATAGTATCCAAGATTTTTTGCTCAGAGTCTGTTAAATAATCGGTGGTGTCGGAAAAATCTATTTTACTTATTGTATTTAATGTATGAGAACTTACATTTGAATCTACACCACCACCTACATAATAACTAATAGTTAATTGAGTGTTGCTTGGAGCAGTTCCATAACTATCACTTTTCAAAAAGTTAGATGGATCAAATGCAGTATCTAAATTTTTAGATGAATTTAAAGTAGTTCCTATATTATTTAAATTTGGAACTATAATTTCGTCATCAAATTTATCCGTACCCGCACCAAATTCTAGTGTAATTGTGTTATCAGGATTTACAATAGTTGTAAACCTACGTGAAGTTTTTATATATCTTAAAATATAAGGAACTGATTCTCTGTAACTCGCTGTTATTGGATTATTTTTTGTGTCGTTTGGTTCTTCTATTGCAACAGTATCTTGTGCTAAGTAAGGAACTTCATAGTAAATATTACCAGAAGAATCTTTGACTGATTGAATTTCTATAATATTTTTATCAGATAATGTTACCTCAAAAAACTCCGATGCTTCCCCCACCACAATTGTTTTTGTAACCAGTGTACCCGAACTTACAATTGCAGTCTTTCTTAAAAGGTAAAACGTGGGTTGACCCACACTGTCTCGTTCATATACACTTATTTCTGTTGGATTTTCTTGCGTATTTTCTGAAAAATTTATTTGGTTTAAAGTTCTAAAAGGTGTAGTACCTCCGTCACTTGAAGTTATTTCCATACCTTCTAAAATAGTAAGTGCATATTTCAGATCAGGTTCTCGCACACCATTATTATTTATTTTAGAAGGAACTAATTGAAAAATTTCAATTTCTGTTGTTGATGCTACCGATGTTTTTACACGATACCCTAAATAGTTTGCTAGATTTATAATATTTTTTCTCTCAGACGCATATTGTAAAAATCCCTCTTTAAATTGATGGTCTATGTAATACGACAACACATCACCTACATAACTAGCCAATTCAATAAACATCATTCCAGTTGAATTTTCGCTAAAATCACGATATGTACTTGGAAAATAAGACTTAGCATATTCAACTAAACTTTGCTTAAAAAAACTAAAGTCTTTTCCCGAATAGGATATATCTCTACTTGATGATTTCTTTATATAGGTATCTTCCACTATTATTCCTCAATTGTAATTTCTAGTTGTTCATAACTATCTGGTATATTCACTATTTCAAATTGAATTATTAAGTTTATTGAATTTGTTTGCTCTATGTTCTTATCATCAACGACTATGTCAATAATAGAAACCTCAGGCATCCACCTAGAAGATGACTCTATTACTGCTTCTTTAATTAGATCTGTATATATTTCTTCGGATGGATTAAATAAAAGAAACCTAAGATCACTCCCATAAGTTGGCATTAGTGGTCTTTCTCCCTTTGCAGTAAGCAAAAGCATCTTTAAATTTGTTTTTGCTCTTTCAATATCCGAAAAGGTTTGATTGAAAAACCCATTTTTACCACGAGAGTATGGAATTGTTATGCCAACTGGTACATCTTTTATCATTTAGTTTTTCCTCGTTTTTTATCTACTAACTTTAAGACATCACTGTAATTTCTAGTTAGTGCATTAGACACATGGTCAGGTAGGGAATTAACATCAACATTGTTTCCGTTAAGATCCGTCATCGTTTCTCCATTACTTACCCGTGAACCTTCTGCCGGTATTCCTCCTACAGTTTCATTTAATACACGGTTTAATGCTTCATTTTTACTAAATATTTTTTGTGGTTTAGAACTTTCTGTTTGTTTATTTTCTAACACACGTTTAGTAAGTTCAAGTGGGTCGTTTACATTTTTTGTTTCTACGAGTTCCGACAACATTTTTGGTAAACACTCGTTCAGTTCTGTTCTTACTGCACTTCTTATTATTTTTATTAATTCACTTTTTTTCATTTTTGTAACCTTTCTATCCAGATATAAATATTCGTTCACTTAATAAATTTGGAGCTCTTGACCTTAAACTTGCTAACCAACCTTGTTGTACCGGTGTTCCTGTGGTTACCCATGGGTCACTATGTGTGTGTCTAGATAACCAATCACACAACTCTTGCAACCACCAAACTGTGCAATCACCTTTGAGTGAAGGGTGATTTCTTGTTGTATAAACACCAAGGTGAACAGTTGGTGCTTCTATTGATGCGTGTTTGTCTGTTCTCACTACAAATCTTTCTTTGCAATTCATTGTTATTTCGTCATCAGTTGAAACAAAAAACTTTCTCTTTGAGAAAATACCAAACTCTTGAGTTTTTGCAGACATCAAAATTCTCTCAGAATTTATTACTATTTGATTTCCGTTTAGTTTTGGTGGTAATTGTTTTCCGAAAATTATTCCAGATGTCTGTTTTTTTAAAACCAAATTTTCTGTCTTCTCTATTTCCTCTCCAAGTGCATTGTCATAAATTCTCTCTGCTTCTTCAAGTGTTTGATTTACCTTGTCGGTGTCTTTCAAATTACTTAAATCATTTGGGTGTAATAACGCAACCGCATTTAAATCTGCATTCTCTAAAACTGTACCTTTTAGTTCATTTTTTGTAATTGTTTCACCCGTATGAAATGAAGTTACCTTATCGTCACCCTCTTTTGCAGGCTCTCCTCCGTATGGTTTTGTGTATAGGACTTTATCTTCAACTAGATTTACCTTATTATCAGATTTCTTTTCATACTTTTGCTCTTTGATATTTCCGTTTTCATCTACATATGTATTATACTTTATGTTACTATTGGATGTTTCGTATTTTACACCAGGTGTAGTAATTTCATCTGACTTTTTTTTATCTTTATCTAATTCCGACTCATTTGAATTATTTTTATTATTATCAGATGTATTTGTTTCATTTGTTTCATCATCAGGAATTCCCATATATTGATTTACGGTTTTTGAATCAGAATTTTTTGTTGTAATTGTTTCATTATTTTTATTTTCATTTTTTAATAATTCACCCAATTGAGTATTTACATTAGTTTTTTGTGTTTTAGTTTTATCTAAATTTGTAATATCACTTATATCTGTGCTCGTGTTGTTAGATTCTGTTTCAGTATCAGTGTTTCCAAACAAATCATCTTTTGGTAAATAATCAATTCCACCAGTTGATTCTTTTATATCAATTGTTTTTGTGATTTCGGTTGGAATGTTTTTTGTTAAATTATTAGTTAAATCAATATCTTCAAACCCAGTTTCTCTTTTAAATCCTGTTCGTGGGTCAAATTCTAAATTAAATAATTGTTTATCTCCACCCATTATTGTTAAATCCGCAGTACCAACTTTACAAGCATCACATTTTAACATATCTATGTCACCTGCAATAGATTTAAACTGCTGATCAAAATTAAAATCATTTCTTGCATATGTATCATATGTTCCATCTGATATAAGTTTATTTCCAACTAAATTAGTCAATGATTTGTTGGATAGGGTTTTATCAAAAGAATCTCTAAACATATCGATTGTATTTGAACCAAACTCCATGTTATTTACCCAATCACATAAGTCTACCAACATATTTCCAATATTAAGATCCTGAATACCAAATGATGAGAAATTTTTGGAAAGTCCAAGTAGTTTATCAAATATAGAAAGTAGTCTTGCCAATAAACCTAAAATACCACCAAGACCAAGTAACAATAATAAACCTAACAACTCTTCTGTATCCGAGGAGTAATCGTTGGGTCCTGTTCCACGTTTTTTATCTGCTAATGTAGCACACAATAACTTCAAACCAAATGCGGCTAGTTTGAGTATTTTAAACATGAAACTTTCGTTAGATCCTATACCAAGCATATCTGCATTCGGTATATCAATACCAAGTGAGGTTGCAGCTATTAGTGACGAGCCTGTGTCTGAGTTTCTTAAAAAACTGGACGACTGACCACGTGCATTTAAAACAGAGTTTATTATTCCATCTTCGTAATCAGAGTTTAATGAAAAATTACCAAGACCCACCGAACTTATCAAGTGTGTCATTTTTTGATTACTTGACATATTTTCTTTTTGCTTATTTGTACCAGGTGTATCTATTAATTTTAACAAATTTGAAGTTGAATTTTTTGACATTAACCCACCTAACTTATTTGCTGTTTTTTTATCCATGACCATCCCCAACGATGCTCCCATTGCCCCTCCGAAATTACCAGAAGATGCAAATTTTCCTATTT